GGCAAGCTGCCGTTCCGTTGACGCGAACTACTGCCGGCCAAACTTGGATTACATCTAATGCAGGGTCAGAAGCAAGCAGCGTATTAAATAGTCTTCGCACCCGCGCCCTTATGAATAATTCACCGCGTATGGGTTGGTATGAATGGAGCGCTGCCGAAGGCTCGCAAGTAAACCCGCCGGACTTAAGAGCAATACAACAGGCTAACCCTGCATTAGGTCACCTCATACAACTAGACAGTATTTTAGATAGTGCGAAATTTGATACTAAAGAAGCTTTCATGACTGANAGCCTTTGCATGTGGGTGTCGTCCATGACGAGCCCTTGGAATATGGAGAAATGGAATCAGGGNGAACGNGTGCTAACAATGCANGACGGCTTGCCTACNTACATGGGNTTAGATTTAAGCTTTAACCGTGAAAAAGCCTTTTTAGTAAGTGTGCAGGTCACGCCAGAAGATGAACTAGCAGTATTCGTTCATGAGTGGCATAAAGATGGCGGAATAAATGACGTAGCGCTCGCATCAGAAATCGCGACACTTGCTAGACGATTTAACCCCCGCGTAGTTGCCTACGACCCCAACACTGCCGGATTCATAGCCCCGCACCTAGCTAGGGCGCAAGTGCAGACAAGCCCTACGCCTTGGTCAAGTGCTAATTTTGCTATTGCCTGCGACCAAACACTAAACGCCCTAAATAATGAAGTCCTAATACACGCAGGTCAAGCCGTAATGCATGAGCATCTAGTAGCTTGCGCTAGACGCCCCGCGGGTGATGGCGGTTGGAGAATTGCGCGCCGAGCTGCCACTAGTCCGATAAGTGCGGCGGTTGCTTTAGTTATGGCAGTCGGCCACGCCACTATCCCGCAGCCTGAAAGTGTGATAATCTCCGTTTAGCCTTACAAGGCTCTCCATGACGTGCGGGCTAGTCACTAACGAGGGGTCAAGTACTCTGATTGGCTAGCCCGACACGTTGAACAAGGGTGCGTACCGTTGCATAATGCGCAACTAACACAAATAACGGTCATACTGTCAATATGGGATTACTAGACATCTTTGCGCTCACTTCTGAAGTAAAAGCAAGCCCCCCACTGGTAACCGCTGCAATTAACGTATTACCAAGCCAAAACTTTTACCCGTTTATTATGTCGCCGTATACGACTCGGAACGAAGCTATGGAAGTCCCGAGCGTTGCCCGCGCTCGTTCGATTATTTGCGGAACGGCTGCAAGCTTGCCCCTAAAGTCTTTCAATAAATTTAGCGGCGCACAGGTCGAAGGCCGGTCAATCCTTGAGCAGCCAGACCCCGCGCTACCTACGGCCGTAACCATGTCATGGACTTTTGACGATTTAGTTTTCCACGATGTGGCCTATTGGCAAGTCTTACAGGTAAACCCTGAAGATAACCGCCCGGTACACGCTCGCAGAATCGACCCTACCCGCGTAAGTTACCAGACTCTAGACGCCGAGAACATTATCGTAGATGGGTTCTATGTAGACGGAAAACTTATGCCTATGGCGGGCGTAAACAGTCTTATTGTCTTTTACGGTTTAGGTACGGGCGGGATTCTTAACCGAGCAGGGCGCACAATTAAGACGGCGCTAGACCTTGAAAAGGCAGTAAGTCGCATGGCCGAAGAGCCGAACCCCGCTATGTATATAAAGAATAGCGGCGTGGACTTGCCGGCTAATCAAGTGTCGGCTTTACTATCCAATTGGAAGCAAGCTAGGCAGCAGCGTTCAACGGCGTACCTATCGGGCAATCTTGACGTACAAACTTTCGGCTTTGACGCATCACAAATGGAACTAAGCGCTAACCGCATGAATACGGCTACCGAGATAGCGCGCCTAATGAATATTCCTGCGTGGTATCTAAACGCCGAAAGCACTAGTAGCACTTATTCAAACACTACCCAAGAGCGCCGCTCACTAATTGACCTAAGCTTGTCGCCGTACCTTATTGCAGTCGAGCAGCGCCTAAGTATGGACGACATAACACCAATCACGCAGCGCGTCAGGTTTGAGATTGAAGAATATTTACGCGGTACACCAATGGAACGCATAGATGTAACGGTCAAGCTACTTGACGCTGGAATTATCGACATAAACGAAGCCCGAGCCATGGAAGACTTAGCACCCCGAGGTAATGATGCAAATTAACTTTGAAGGTCGTATTTTGGCCGCCGACATAGCCACCCGAACGATTAAAGGCATGGTAGTACCGTTCGGGGTATCTGGCTCAACTTCCGCCGGCGAAGTCGTATTTGAATTTGGCTCATTCCAACAATTTAAGGCCGAAGACATAATCTTAAATCGGGAGCACTTGCGCACTGCTCCGCTCGGTCGTGGTATTGCAGGCAGTGAAGAAATAACCCCCGCCGGTATCTCTATGACTTTCAAAGTAGCGGGTACGTCCGCCGGTACTGACGCGCTAATCGAAGCCGCAGAAGGCTTGCGACCTGCTTTTAGTATCGAAGCTAGCGCCGACAAGTACGAAATAGTTAAGGGCGTTATGCGCATTAGTGCGGCAACCTTGCAACAGGTCGCCCACGTTACTAACCCCGCTTTTAAGGCTGCCCTAATTACAGACGTAGCCGCTAGCGAAGAAGACACACAGACCCCCGAAGCGACAGCCGCCGAGGACAACCTAGAGGAGATTACTCTAATGGAAAATGAAGAAACCGCAGAAATCGCGGCTGTTGAAGTTGCTCCGGCAATTATTCAGGCCGCCGCACCTATTCGCACCGCACCGCGTTCGCCAATTGTGGACGCAACTAGTTACCTAGAACATTCAATCAAGGCCGCAATGGGTAATGACGATAGCCGCTCCTATATCAGAGCAGCCGATGAATCCACCACCACCAACACCGGCCTAACCCTAGCGCCGCATCTAAATGAATTCATTTCTAACACCATTTCCGGACGTCCAACAATCGAAGCAATCTCAAGCGGAGCGCTTCCAGCTAGTGGAATGTCTTTCACAATTCCTAAGCTTGTACAAGCTCCAACGGTTGCAGACGTAAACGAAGGCGCAAGCACTTTCGGTACTGCTATGACTTCGGACTTCATTACCGTAAACGTAAACAAATTCGCCGGAGCTGCTCGGGTTAGTTATGAACTTATCGACCGTTCAAGCCCTGCATTTCTAACCGAACTATTACGGGAAATGACCTCGGCTTACGCCAAGGCAACCGACCAAGCCGTAATCGCTGCACTATTAGCCGGCGGAACTGTTGGCGCTCCAGTAGCTGCAACCGCAGCCGGACTACAAAGCTTTATCGCCGTCGAGTCCGCAGCCGGATACGCAGGGTCAGGAAGTTTCTTGCGTAACTTAGTAGCCAATAGCACAAATTGGGCAGCCATCATGGGCTATGCAGACAGTACCGGCCGTTCGCTTTACACCGCTTCAAACCCTATGAATAACCCAGGGCAAGCAGTAGGAACGGCGCTAGTCGGTACAGTATTGGGAACTAACCTATACGTAGACCCACACTTCACCGCAGGCGCAGGCGATGACAGCATGTTACTAGTAGCTCCAGAAGCTGCAACATTCTATGAGTCACCAACCCGACAGGTTCAGGTCAACGTTATTGGTTCGGGACAAATTGAAGTTAGCGTCTATGGTTACGCTGCTATTGCAGTAAAGAAGCCTTTAGGTATTCGCAAATTCAACGTAGTCTAATTCCGTTAATTGTGGGGGGGGTTCTGCCCTGTGCCCCCCCCATTCCTAAAGTCGAAAGGTTGAACGAATGGCACTGATAAACATAGCCGAGCTTAAAAGCGTGTTAGGCATTGGTTCAATTTATCCAGATGCGGAAGTACAGCAAGTAGCAGACGCGGCTCAAGACATCATCTTAAGTTTCTTGGACTTCAACCGCTCCGCCATTGTGTCGGTCAGGTTGAATGACAATGTCGCAACCTTCACCACAGAATCGCCGGTAAGTTTCGTCATTGGTCAGAGCGTAACGGTCACAGGCTGCGGCGCTCCGTTTAATGGCGCTCATGTAATCACTAGCCTAAAGTCCTATGACAATGGCTTCATTATTGATTCAAATACTATTTTTGTAGGTAATCAAGCCTACGTATTCACCGCCGCTATTACTAACGCCGACATAATCCCTACGCCCGTAAAGCCAACGGGTCAAGCTTTGCTTACTTCACAAATTGCCCTTTATGACGATAACCCCCGAGTCCGTACTGCCACTATGGCCATAGCCGTAGATGTTTGGGAAACACAAAAGGGAACGATGGGGCAGCAAGGCGTTGACTTTGCGCCCGCTCCGTATCGTCTAGGGCGCTCAATGCTTCAAAGAGTAATCGGGCTACTAGGTGGCAACATCGACACAAATTCAATGGTTGGATAATGGCTAACCTCGTAGCATTACGCCAAACACTAGCCACGTCATTAAGCGCGGCCGGTCGAGTAGTTTATGCGTTTCCAAGAGAGCAGATAACACCGCCGGCTATTGTCTTGGTTCCTTCGAGCCCATACATTACGCCGGTATCTATCGGCGGGTTTAGTAATCGCCTTAACGTAAGATTCGCGGTTACTGCCGTAGTCGGGGCAGCAGATAATCAAGCAGCTTTAGCAAACATTGAGACCCTAATGCTTGACGTTTATAACGTATTGCCCACTGGAACGGGCATTATTAGCGGTTGGTCACTTCCGCAAATTGAAGAAGTTTCAGGCAACCAAATGCTTACTAGCTCATTAACCATTGAGATAGTAACTACCAACTAACAAAAGAAAAGAGAGGGTCAGAAATGGCTACTTACATTACAGGTCGAGATTTGACCCTTACTATCAACTCATTACCTTATGACGCGCAAGCGTCCACAGTAACGCTCACTACCGAAAATAACCAAGCAGTATTAGAAGTGCTTTCAGGTCGTGCCTACAAGACAATCGACAAGACGGCTACCCTATCGGTTGAAATGTTTAGCGATTGGGGCAGCGTTGATTCATTGTGTGACGCGCTTTGGGACGCAGCTAAGGCCACGCCTGACACTTCCTTATCGTTTAGCTTTGACGCTAACGGCTCGGTATTTACCGGGACAGTATTCCCGAACTACCCAATCGCAGGCGGCGGAGCGGTAGACGTACTAACTACGACCGTTGAGCTAATTGTCGAAGACGGCACAGTAACCCGAACATAACCCAACTAATAGAAAAACAGGGCACTAAATGAAAATAACCCTAGAACTAAAAAAGATAGACGGCGAAGAAACCGTATTGACTGCCTACGTCCCTGACTTCATTGCTTGGGAACGTTACAGTAAGCGCAAGATAAGCGACTTAGCCGCCGGTATCGGTATGGAAGACTTGGCGTATTTGGCCTATTGCGTTCTCAAGCGCACGGGTGTAAATGTTAAGCCTTTTGACGGTTGGATAAATGATGTAGAAAACATCGAGCCAATCGAGGAAGACCCAAAAGCCACGAGCTAGGAAGTGTCCAGCGGTTAGTTATTGAAATAGCCGTAGCCACCCACACCGCGCCTAGCTCGTGGGAATCAAGAAGCGCCGAAGACCTTTACACCGTGCTAGAGATACTCGAAAGGAATAAATAAGGTGAGCGAGAAAGAGACTATCTCAATAAAGGCAGACCCGAGC